TGGGTGGCGGGTTGGTTAAAAACGTTGCGTTGAGTTGCGGCGCGATGCGACGCGGCGCGGTGCGGCGCGGCGCGGTGCGTTGCGTCAATCAGCGCCGCTTGTGGCGGCTTGGCGATAAGAATACAAATCAAATTTGTGTCTGTCAACAAGTTTAATTTGTGAGCACAGAAAAATTTTTTTGCGGACGTAAAAAAGCCCGGGAAAACCGGGCTTTATGGATTGTGTTATACGAGACTACTCAATCCCACGCGCTGCGCCTACGAGGCTGCGCTCGCGGGTAGCTGTAAATTGACGGGTTTGAATACTCGTGCCGCTGATAGCCTTGCTGGCCGGTGTAGGGGTTGTAATTCCCTTGGCTGCTGTAATTGTCGAACCGGTACTGATTCGGTTCGCTCCGGAAGTGTGGCGCTACGTATGTTCCATCTTGCCTGACATAGCCGTCCACGTACTGATCGGCAGAAGCTGAAACGCAAAACCAGATTAATGCAAACGCAACAATCTTTTTCATGTCCAACACCTCATGGTTGCTCTTCGTTTTCGATGATTTCGCCGCCGCTTTTATGAGACTTTTTTTCGATAGTCAGATCAATAGAATCGGCTTTAAATTTAACGATGATATCGGACTCCGCCTGTGAAGGCTGATATTGCTCAAGAATGCTTCTGATTACGGCATCAAAGCTGCCCATAAGACCTCCGCTACGAATGTTGTTGCCGATTTGAGTATAGAAGACTACGAAGGCGCAATTTTGTAAGGCTTCGCTAAATGCCTTGTCGCTGTTTCCCGACATAACGACCTCCTGATTACATGTCCATGAATGCGCGTTTCACCTCAGCTTCCGAGGCCGTCACCTGGTTGCAACGCTTCATGTGCAGATAAAGCCGTGAGACAACCACGAACTTATCTCTTAATGACATCGATTTTCGATGCGAGATGAGAAATTGCTCAACCAGGAATTGAGCTTCAGTGAATCGCTCCTCATCTTCTTGCGAAGGCGATTCACCAAATCGAAGATACGCTTCCGTTACGCCTAGAACTTCCGCAATCTTCTTTAAGCGGCGCGGGTTCTGGATAGTTCCGTCCTCAATGGCCGCGATCGTCTGTTGCGTTTGCCCGATAGCCTTACCTAAGTCCTCTTGGGACATGTCTTTTTGCTCTCGGCATTTTCTGATTCGGTCACCTAATTTCATGTAGGCAATGGTACAAATTTTGTTTGTTACCTTGCCAACAGGTTTAAATTGTTGACAAGGACAAATTAAATTTGTAATGTCTATGCCCATGAACGGACTACTTAAAGCAATTTCCATAGCTGGCTCCCAAGAGAAGTTGGCTCAAATTATTGGCGGAACCGTCAAGCAGCAGCACATTTCGTATTGGCTGAAAAACGACGTTCCTGCTGAACGTGCAATTCAGATCGAAGCGGCGCTTCAGGGTCGTGTCACCCGCTCCGAGCTGCGCCCCGATCTATGGCCCTCCAACGAGGCCGCCTAACCATGTTTATGGGACCGACCGGATTTATTAACCCCCCGATGGCTCGTGAGTGTTGCCGGATCGGTTCCGCCCTTTTCAACCAGCGCCCTGGCACCGAGGCGCGAATATCGGCGCTTCTCCTCCTCTGCCGTTCGCGGCAACTCCACCCGGCACCGGCAAGTTCGGTGTCGGGCTTTTTTTGAATTTCATATCGACTCCAATGGACTGTGAGCGATGGACAAAGACTACATGGCCGCCGGTGCAATAGCCCGCAAAAACGAGGCGATGATTCGCAAGCGCCTTTCCAGCGTCGGTCTATCGACCGTCGCGAATGCAATGGGCGTTGCGGAAAGCACGGTCTGCCGAATGAAGGATGCAGACGACAAGGACGGCAGAAGCCAGATTCAACGATGGGCGGCTGCGCTGGAGGCCATGGGGCTTAAGGTGACGCCTATTGAGTACCGCTGTTTCGATCCGAAAGAAATTGAGGCGATTTTTACGTTGGCAAAAATCCGCATGTCGCGGGTAGAGAGCGCCCAAGAATTAGTTTGGGAGGACGAGTAAATCATGGAATGGGTAGCGATAGGAAAATCGCGGCGCCTATCCATGGTTGGTGCTGTCTACGCAATACGTAATGACGATCGTTCAGTCGTAAAAATAGGCTGGAGTTTTGACCCGCTTCGCAGGCTGCAACAACTACAAACAGGCTCGGTAGATTCATTGAGACTTGTTGCTTTTATAGGCGCTAGCAAGAAAGTGGAGGCAGAGTTACACGAACTTTTTGCTGATCTGCGCATTCGTGGTGAATGGTTTGACGATAGGGATAGAGATGTCAGCGGTTTATTTCTTGAGCTTGAGAAACAGGGGTACTAATGAAAATTAAAATAGATCAAGAATTTAAATCTCTAATTCCCCCGCTTTCTCATGACGAGCTTGGTCAATTAGAAACTAATTTGATGACCGATGGATGCCGCGATCCTTTAGTTATTTGGGATGAAGAAAGCATTCTTCTCGATGGTCACAATCGTCTCGAAATATGTGAGAGAAGAAATATCCCATACAACACTGTTCGAGTAAGCCTTCTTGACAGGGAGGCCGCAATCGCATGGATCGAAGAGAATCAATTAGGTCGGCGCAATCTTACTGCAGATCAGTTCAGGTATTTTTTGGGCCGTAAGTATGAGCGTGCAAAGCGGCAAGGCGCTCGAACCGATCTAACTTCGGGCAAAAATTGCCCGAAGTTGCAAACCGCGGATGTGATAGCAGAACAGCATGGTGTATCGCCTAGAACGGTCAAAAATGCGGCGAGTTATGCCAGAGACTTGGATAAAGTTACGGAAATAGCTGGAAGCGGGTTCAAACAATCCGTTTTATCTGGAGAAGGGGAATTAACAACCTCAGATATTCATGAGTTAGCGGAATCTGCAGAGGAAATAAAAGATCAAGGCTTACGCTTTTCTAATGAGAAAGAGGCCGAGCAATGGCTGAAAGCCAGGAGAGCCGAAAAAACCGAGGAAAGACGCAAGGAAAGGCTCGAAAAAATCTCCGAAATTTCAAAAGGAAATTCCGAGATTTCCGTTATCTCTCGGAAATTCCCGGTCATTTATGCCGATCCTCCGTGGCGGTACGAGCACGTGGAAAGCGAAAGCAGGGCCATAGAAAACCATTATCCAACAATGAGTTTGGACGAGATTTGCGCCCTGGATATAGGCAGTATCTCAACGGATGATTGCGTCCTGTTTTTATGGACGACAAGCCCCAAGCTTGAGGAATCCTTCCGAGTTATCCGGGAGTGGGGTTTTACGTATAGAACCTGCGCCGTATGGGATAAGGAAAAAATAGGAATGGGCTATTACTTCAGGCAGCAACACGAGCTTTTGCTTGTCGCCACAAAGGGGAATATTCCGGCTCCTGAGCCAAGCGCAAGAGTGCCGTCTGTTTTCCGTTATCCGCGCGGCTTGCATAGCCGTAAGCCTGAAGAGGTTTATTCGATTATCGAGGGTATGTACCCAACGCTTCCAAAACTGGAGCTGTTTTGTAGGACGCCAAAAGCCGGATGGAGCGTTTGGGGTAATCAATCCGAGGCCGCATGAAGATTCACGATTTTAAACAGTCGTTGGCGAGTTCTCACAAGGCAAGCGACTTGCCTATTTGGCATGAGATTTACAAACAGGCTTTTCCGAGCATGGCCGCGACGGTTGACCACAGGGAAGACGGCGAGCACCAAAGGGCCGGAATTGATCGTTCCGTTATCTTGAGCAACTCGAAGCAAATTCTCGTTGACGAGAAAATCCGGTGGAAAGCCTACTCGGATATCGCGCTCGAATATTGGAGCGACCGGGACCGGAAAATACCGGGGTGGGTCTGTAAGCCATTGCGGGCGGATTATATTTGTTATGCCATTGCGCCAACCGGGAAGGCTTATTTATTGCCTGTGCCTCAACTACAGCAAGCGTGGTCTGAAAATAAAAATTGTTGGTTACAACAGTTTCGCAAATGCGAGGCGCAAAACCGCAATTATGTAACGGTGTCTCTCGCGGTTCCGGTCGATGTTCTATTTAAGGCCATTGGCGCATGTTTGCGCGTTTCATTCTCACCAATTTACGAGGCAGCATGAAAAACCTTCTGCACCAACGTTCCGGAGCGTCAAATGAATCGAATTCCGATCGAGCTTAAAGAAAAAATACAGGCGGCGCGCGCCGCTAAATCGGGTTTTGCCCTGTTCAAATTCGACTCTACAGCAAAGCTGATTCGTACATCAGCGGGAAAGC